GTTAACTTTTGAAGAATATAGCAAACGCCGTAATGCGGAGATCATTCAGATGATTGACAATGATCTTATGACGATGACGGCAGTCGCTAAATACTTTGGCATCTCTAAGCAGAGAGTCCAACAGATATATAGCCGGGAGAAGGGCAAGGATGTTTAGAATATTTGGACCACCGGGAACAGGTAAAACTACCACGTTGTTGAACATGGTAGATGAAGCCTTAGAAGCGGGTACACATCCGCACCGCATTGCTTTCCTAGCCTTTACACGGAAAGCGGCCAACGAAGCAAAAGAACGTGCCGCAGCTCGATTTAATCTGGACCCCAAAAAGGACCTGATCTACTTCCGAACACTGCACTCCCTTGCGTTAACCATGACAGATATCAGACCCGAGCAGGTGATGCAAGAAGCACACTTCCGGGAGCTTAGTCGTTCTATAGGCGTAACGCTTGGCGGAACAAAAGCCGGGAGCTTTGATGACGACATCCCCTCTATGGTTGCCAGTAATGATCCTATACTCGGGCTGATTAACCTAGCCCGTTTGAGAAAGGTCCCTCTAAGAGAACAGTACAACCAAAGCAACCTTGAGCCCGATTGGAACACTGTCAACTATGTTGATAAATGTCTCAGAGAGTACAAAGAAAGCATGGGGCTTTATGACTTCACCGACATGTTGGCGGAGTTCGTTAAAGGGGCTGACACCTTCTGCCCTGACTTCGATCTATGCTTCTTAGATGAGGCACAGGATTTAAGTCCACTGCAATGGGAACTAGCTCACGCTATCGATGGGCATTCTAAAAGAATGTATTGTGCAGGTGACGATGACCAAGCTATCTATCGATGGGCAGGCGCAGACGTGGATCACTTTATTAATCTTCCGGGCGGCTCTGAAACATTGTCGCAGTCTTACCGGATACCCCAGTCGGTCCACCACCTTGCTGAGAATGTTGTACGGCGCATAAACCGAAGGTTTCCGAAACAGTACGAACCCAAGGAGGAGCCCGGTAAGGTGACCCGTATCAACACCATTGCGGCGTTAGACATGTCGGAAGGTTCATGGTTAATACTGTCTCAAGCGGGATACCATTTACAGCCTGTAGCAAGTGACCTGAAGTCCAGTGGTTACCTGTTCAACTACCGCGGCCATCGGAGCATTAGCGAGAAGCTGTCTGATTCGGTTAACGGGTGGGAGCAGTTGCGCAAAGGTAACGAAGTCTCTGGGGAAGTAGCACGTAAGATATACAGTTTTATGTCTACCGGCACCCGAGTATTAAGGGGCTATAAGAAGCTTACTGGCTTGGACGATCACGACCTTATAACAATGGGGGTTCTGATTGAGAAGTACGGCCTACAAGCCGATAAGTCTATGATCTGGTCCGAAGCTATGGATAAGCTGCCCGAAGTAGACAGAGCCTACATCACGGCCCTGCTACGACGGGGCGAGAAGTTTAATGGGATACCCCGTATTACTGCGTCCACGATCCACGGTTCTAAAGGTGGCGAAGCGGATAACGTTGTACTGTTCACGGACCTTAGTCCAGCAGCAGATACCGAAATGCGCATTAATCCGGATGATATGCACCGCGTGTTTTATGTCGGCGTAACACGCACCAAGCAAAATCTATTTATTGTTGACGCTGAAGATGTAACGAGGAGTTATGATCTATGAAAGAATTACAAAAAATGAGTTGGAAAGAGTGGGTCTCCAAGGTTTCTAAAGATATGAAGGAAGACCCTATGTTCACCAAGCCTACCGAGCAAGTGTCGCACGGTGTGACGTTTGATTGGGACAAAGATGAGAAGGACTTTGTAGAAACGGGAAACATCAATAAACCTAAACACTGACAGGAGTAGGACATGCTAAAAGCAGATGGGTATAACGCCGCCATTATGGGCCTTGTTCAAAGGTGCGGACAAGAGTCGGTTGTCCTATACGATACAGATAAGATTCTTGGCATATTAGTCTACCGAGACGGGATGACGTATGACGAGGCAGTAGAATTTTTCGAGTTTAACATTCTCGGATCATGGGTCGGGGATCAGACTCCGGCATTCTTTTCTAAAGCTAGTTTAGAAGACCTTAAAGAAGAAGAGGATTTGATATGAGTAAAGACAAAATGGTTTCACAACCTAGTCATTACGCAGACAGTGAGATCGAATGTATTGACGCGATGGTTGCAGCGTTTGGGCAAGACAAAGTTGACATCTATGCCGAGATAGCAGCGTTTAAATATATATGGCGAATGGATAATAAGAACGAAGACTCCAAGCAGGATAAACAAAAAAGTGTTTGGTATTTGCGATACTCCATGGGCGATGACCCTCGGTTAGATGTCGTACAAAACGAAGAAGAGATGCACTGGTCATACGAGCTTTGCAAGACCGTACCAACAAAGGACGTTTAGAATGAGTTTACAAATGGCAATGTTCGCTAACAAGAACGAATGGGTTCCACCTTTAGAGCTGCCCGATATTACTGGGGCATCTAAGATTGCAATCGATGTGGAAACACGCGACCCGAACCTAAAGGTGAACGGTCCCGGATGGCCAACAGGGGACGGCGAAGTCGTAGGCTATGCCGTCGCAGTCGATGGTTGGTCGTGCTACTTACCTATCCGTCACTTAGGTGGTGGTAACCTTGATGAGCGTATCGTTAACCGATGGCTTAAAAAAGTATTTGAGTGTCCTGCGGATAAGATCATGCACAACGCTCAGTACGACTTGGGTTGGATTAAACAAATGGGGTTCACGGTCAACGGACGTATTATCGATACGATGATCGTCGCATCCTTGCTCGACGAAAACCGTTTCAGTTACAGTTTAAATGCGCTTTGTTACGATCTACTGAACAAAACTAAATCTGAGAAAGCTTTAACTGAGGCTGCTCGGGAATTCGGTGTCGATCCCAAAGCTGAAATGTGGAAGATGCCCGCTATGTATGTCGGTCCATACGCCGAAGCAGACGCGGAACTTACCCTCGAACTTTGGAATTACTTTTCCATTAAGTTGAGCCAAGAGGACTTGTGGGGCGTCGCTAATCTCGAACTGGATTTGCTGCCATGTCTCGTGGACATGACTATGCGCGGGGTTCGTGTTGACGTCAATCGTGTGGAGCGTACTAGGGACAGCCTCCTTAAACGGGAGCGGGAGGTCTTGAAGGAGTTGAAGCGCGTCGCTGGCTCGGGCGTTGAAATATGGGCTGCGCAGTCTCTTGCCAAGTCGTTCGACAACCTCGGAATCCAGTACCCAAAGACTGAGAAAGGCGCACCTTCCTTCACCAAACTCTTCCTCCAAGAGCATAATCACCCCGTCGCGAAGCTCATTGTCGAGGCTCGGAAGCTGAATAAGACCTCCGGGACTTTCATCAATTCCATCATGAAGCACTGCCACGCTGATGGCCGAATTCATAGTCATGTTAATCAACTCCGTTCTGATGATGGGGGTACTGTGTCGGGCCGCATCTCAATGAGGAATCCTAACTTACAGCAAATCCCGGCTCGCGATCCTATTTATGGACCCATGATACGTTCACTATTCCTGCCGGAAGAAGGGGATAAGTGGGCTGCAATTGACTTCTCGCAACAAGAACCACGCATCTTGGTCCATTATGCGCATGTATACGGAAAAACGCGAGGGATACCCTTGGAAGGAGCGTCTGACTTTGTTGAGGCTTATAACAATAAACCGGAAACAGACTTCCATAGTCTGGTCGCGGAGATGGCTAACATTCCGCGGAAGCAGGCCAAGACCATTAACTTAGGTTTAATTTACGGCATGGGTGTTAATAAGATGTCGGACCAATTAGATATCTCAGTGGACGAAGCGAAGGGTTTGGTTAAGCAATACCACGCTCGTGTTCCTTTCGTTAAAGGATTGATGACCGGTGTAATGAACCGACTGAACGATAAGTCGTCCGGTGGTGCACTGCGATCACTAGAAGGTCGTAAGTGTCGATTCGATATGTGGGAGCCAGACACATTCGCCATGAACAAGGCGCTACCCTACAAGGAAGCGGTTGATGCCTACGGACCTACGACCAGACTAAAGCGGGCGTATACCTATAAAGCACTCAACAGACTCATCCAAGCATCTGCCGCGGACATGACTAAGAAGGCGATGGTCAATCTGTATAAGATGGGAAAACTACCCATGCTACAACTCCATGATGAACTGGCCATGTCGGTGAAGAACCGAGAGGAAGCGGAGGAGATTGCCCGGGTAATGGAAAATGCCGTGCCTTTAGAGGTTCCTAACGTTTGTGACATAGAAATGGGACCATCTTGGGGAGAGGCTGAATAAGTGGACATGTATGCGATAGTATGCGATATTCCTCCAACCGTACATTAAGGAGAAAGAATAATGGAAAATAACCTAATCATGCCTGCAATACAAGACGCACTAATTGCTTATCAATCTAAGCCTGCGGTGGGGGTGAAGTGATGAGTAACGTCGTTAACTTAGACTCTGGTAGGCCGAAGTTAAGAGGTGCCGCTTTGTGTCTCTGTTGCAGTCACCAATGGGATGCTGTAGCCGACATTGGGTCAGTAGAGCTTAAGTGTCCAGAGTGCAATACATGGAAAGGTGTGTTTGAAGGAATGACAGCCCCCGATACTGTAGTCGAGTGTGTCTGTGGAAACCAACACTTTTACCTGCACTATTACGATTCAAGTAATTACTGCGGTATCTGCGCTAAGTGTGGTCTAAGGGAAGGCGGGTATGAATAACATTAATTTAAAACCAGTGGGGGTGAAGTGACAAATGAAAAGGTACAACTTTGAACATTACAAATCAATATGATTATGATACCAAACGGAGAGCAGTATGGATAAATTAACGGAAGAACAGCTTGATGGAATAGGTGTATTCAATATGCCGGAAAGATCTGAGTGGAAGTGCTACCTCTTTGGTAATACACCCGATGATACAGGAATGATCTGGGTACCAAACAAAGGGTGCGAACCGAACTGGTTCTGGCGAAAGATGCAGTATTTGATACTCGGCAATCGCTGGGTAAAGGAGAAAGAGTGATGGAATTAAAACCAATCGATGAGGCACAAACAGAAGCCGAAAAGTTTTTTGAAAGGGAAGACGTTCAACGCGCCTCATCCGTCAAAACAAAAAAGGGATGAATTGTATAAATGGGAAAGAGACCTTTACCACGTGGCTTGCGCTTTAAACAGGCGCGTGGAAGCCATAACAATGAAACCTTGAAACCCGGCTTTTCCTTGCATTCCTATATATCTTCCTATATTATCTTAGATATCCGGGGGCATCGGAGAGATAAAACATGGATACAACACGTTGGAAAAGCATTCTCGTACCGCGAGAAGTGTATGAAGAGATAAAAGAACTGTCTAAGGCGGAAGGCCGGACGATTGGTGGGCAACTGCGCCTAGTATTCGACTGGTATAAAGAAGCGCAAGGGGATAGCAATGGATTTAAAAACATACGAAAAGGGAACGACACACCAAAGGTTGATTAAGAACGAATGCCCGAAGTGTAGGAAATCCCTCGAAATTGTGAAAAAAACCGAAACTGAGTTGGTGCGGTACTGCACTGTCTGCCTTTTATCAATTACTGATAACCCCAAAACAGCGGAATGTCCGGAGAATGTATGCGATTAAGTGTTGCTTCTCCCATACCCCTGTGTATAATGATCGTGAGCATGGCAACATACTCATCCGTAGTTAGTTAAGACCCCCCCCGAGTTCGGTTGCCCCCGGCTCGGGGCATTTTTTTATAAGGAGAAAAATGATGGTAGATAAAGTATTTGTAGACGGCCTAATGGCAAAGAAACCAAACGAAAAGGCTCCTGAATGGGTCAAGTGCAACATCAGCATAAAGAGAGAAGAACTCGCAGCGTGGCTCACGGGTCAATCTGACGAATGGATCAACGTCCAAGTTTGCGAAAGCAAGGGTGGTAAGTGGTATGCGGAGGTAGACACATGGAAGCCGACAAACGCGTAAGTGACATCGAATGGACTTGGGCAGTATCCCAGATCAACGATGTAGTTAACCAAACTCTTACTCTGATCGAAAAGGATGCTACGCTAAAGCCCGAAGCAAAACGACAAAGGCTTAATGAAGTTGAAAAAGCATGGCAACGATTACTCCAAGGCTGAAAAACAAGCCAGAAAAGACTTCTACACTGCCGCAGAACTCGCGGCAGAAATGCTAGAAGAGTTTAATACCATGGGACTGGCACAAGGACCCGCAATCGGTGGTGCCCTTACCCAACTTATTACCCAACTACTTATCATGTCACCCGACACACCCTCCGCAATCGGTTTACTCTCATCCTGTATGTCCAACGCCGCTTCTCATGCTGAAGAATCTTCGCTCGTGTTTGACGATGTTGGAGGCTCTGTTCACTAATGGACATGTTGCATAAAGTCGCATATAATCTTCTTTAAACATTGTGGAGAAAAGACATGAAAGAATTAATCACCATCGATGAAGTTTGCCTCATAGCAAAATGCTCACGGCCCACGCTCTATCGTCGAATTAAAAAGAACCCGCATGGCAAATTATTCCCGAAGCCGAAGAAAGTACATGCAATCTCGGACCTCGGACCACGCACCGTGAATCGATGGGTCTACTCCGAAGTAATGGGATGGTTGCTACAAGGCAATGATCCGAAGTGGATGAAACACCCCGTGCGAGAAGTAGAACTTGTCGTGAACCGTGTAAATAATTTCGATACCAAGATGGAAGAAGCGCACGACGCGGACCTCGAACCTTGGTACAAGAAGCACGAACTGGTAATCACCGCAGTAAGCGGCGGACTACTAGCAGGGATCGCGCTATACGTTTTTGGGAAGTAGAAGGTCGAACCCCCCACACCTTACGTGAGGTGGAGGCAGGGAACCTCGGACAGCAAGGGTGCAGAGGGCTCGTAGTTTATTATACGAGAACTATGCGTTATGGCAAAGACGTCGCGGCCCACGGGACAACCAAAGAAGGAAAATAGCTATGATGACTCATTTGCTGTCAATACTCTGCGGGACACTTATGTTGGTGATAACAACAGCCGCGCTGTACGGAGCTTTTCTCACCGTCTGCGACAGACAACGTGAATGGGAAGAACGAAGGAAGAAACAAGATGAAAAATGAAACCCCATTCCTGCTAGAAGGCCCAAACGGAACGCTTACAGACCAATCGTGCGCCCACCTATGCCATTACTATGCCACCCAAGACAAAGACTCAGAACAGTGGCTAGACGACGCCGTAGCCTATGAGGATGCCATTAAACTAGGGTGGAAAATGGGTGCGCCTATCTCAACCATCACCGCCGCACTGACCGCGGACCACGACCTATGGAAGAACGCTATCTTTAAATGGGAAGACCGCATGAGCTACTTTGAAAAGGAAGTGACCCACCTGCCGCCTGCAAGGGGTTGAGGTAGGGAAGCCTCGGGTGAAACAGAACAGCAAGCGGGTCAGTAACAGTATAGTAGGTCTGCGGACCACTGAACAGGACAAATAGTGTGCGGTGTGCGGGACAAAGTTCACGGAAGCTTGCCCAGCAAAGTATCCCGTGTTAATATTTATAATAATTAACGCAGGAGATACCCCATGGAAAACTGGAAAGACGAGCAGCTCAACACTCTCGAAAATGCCGTCGCGAAATACTTCCGTATAATGAATGCCTCAAAACGCGAATCACTCACCGATAAACACGTCCAACACAACATAATCGAATTTATAAAAAACAACCACGACGTCACAGTATCCATCGGATGGCTCGCAAAAATCTTCTACGAAGGAGCACCTGCCATACAAGGAGGATCGTGGCTCGCGGTACAAAGCTTCATAAACACAATGCACGACCCGCGGATCATGGACCACGCGTTACAAGAAAGACGCCGTATGTGTATATAGGAACTGAGAAATAAAAATAAAGTTTTTTGTCCACGGGTCCGTAACCGGTGTAACCGTGTAACTTTGGCTAATTAGCCCAGTGTATATAGGGTTCTCAGAGGTAACACAAGTTAGAAACAAATATGTAACGTAACCAAAGTTTATGTAACCTTAAATCCAAAAGTGCGTTAAGGGGGTCTGAGTTTTTTTTCTTAAAAAATATTTCTGTAGCTCTATATAGACAGATAGGCTAGTTAGAACTAAACTATCGCTTAATAACTGGATAAACTACTTATGCCTGAAAAGACGACCTCTAAATCTGTTCCCGCTCCTGTTAAGAAAAAAGTAGGACGCCCGAGATCAACCAAAGCTCAACCTTTGACTAGACGTCAGGAACTGTTTGTAAAAGAACTGGTCTCTAAAGACGGACAAATAACTATGAGGGAAGCCGCTATTAATGCAGGCTACCCCGCCTCTTCTGCACATACCCGAGCTTATGAACTGACTAATCAGCACATGAGCCCCCACGTAGTCTTTGCTATCCAAGCCTATCGACAAGAACTCGACGAGAAGTTTGGGGTTACTTATCAAAGGCACCTGCGAGATTTACAAACCATTAGAGACATGGCTTTGACTAACGGCGCATACTCTGCCGCAGTTCAAGCCGAATACCGGCGAGGGCAAGCGCAAGGTGACATCTACGTCAGCAAAAGCGAAATAAGGCATGGCAGCATTGATTCCATGAGTAAGGATGAAGTGATGTTAGCTTTAAAGGAGATTAAACAAACTTATGCCCCGATCACTATCGACATTACTCCCGAAGGAGAGAGCAATTCCCAGAACCGCGACAAAGCGCGAGGCCGACTTGTGGCGGATGATGAAGACGGGGATAGCGAAGAGCCCGAGAATTTGGAAGACTACGAGGATTGAAACGTGGGCAATGCCCGGAATCCCTGATGTTTTAGCCTGCGATGACGCGGGCAGATTCCATTTCATAGAACTCAAAGCAACCAGTGGTAACGTGGTTGATCTTAGACCTCACCAAGTAGCGTGGTTAACAACGCATGGACTAGCCAGTGTTTGGGTATTGGTTCGCAAACTTGCTACTAAAACTCAGCCGCAAAAGATTTACCTTTACCATGGTCGAGACGCCATGGACTTAAAGATGGAAGGCTTAAAGGTTGATCCGCTTTATTATTCTGAAGGGGATTTTGACTGGAATCTAATTATGGACTTGATCTCTCCTAGATAATCGCATACTATCCCATAGAGTTAACTAACCTATGGGCAAATGATTATGACCGAAGACGAAATACTTAAATTAGTAAAAATTATCGACAGTGCAATGGTGTACCAACAAAAAACAGTTACGCACGGCAATCCCGACCTCGCTGTTGGCGGACTTGTTACCGTTGATTATGTTCACGTCTCTTTTCGGCAAAGCGATTGGGACTTTGTTAAAAGTAAAATAGGGGATATTGTATGACGTATGATGAAAGGCATGGCGGACCTCATGATAGAGGAACCGCAGATTTTTGGTACAACAGACCGTTTGACCCTCATTATTTTGTGGGCGGTAGCTTCCAGTCTGACCGTGTTGACCTCCCTAAAATGAATCCTGAAGAGATCACTGCTTATACAGTGGGCTATCGTAAGGCTGAAGCTGATGGTTCACAAAAGGATTGGGGTTAATATGTTTTTATTAGAATGGATATATAAACTATTGTTTGGCGAAGATGCCGCTAACGACATGCGGCCTTCCCCTAAACGTAGGAAGAAACGAAAGTAACTTTTGAAATAATTAGCTTGCAAGGTATGCAACTTTCTGCGATATTATAAGAGTGGCGCAATCAAGCGCCCAAACTACGGAGAATTATTATGTCTACATATCAAACAAATGCTTTTGCGCATGGTATCGGAAACTCGGCGGTTTCTTCCAATTGGTACAGCCGACCAGACGATCAGAAGTTTTTAACCCTCGACGACATGCTCGCCTATAAAAAGATAGACGCTCAACGCATGACATCTAGAACGGTTGATACCCATAAAATCCATATCATTGGTGATTATGACGAAGCCAACCCAAGCCGTGGCGACATCCGTGTCGAATACCGCGACGACAATATGCGAGAGCATAACAACACCCCAACCAACTGGTCGTTCGGGCAATTGTCCCAACTTGCCGGTGCGCCCTCCGGATATCTTCGACGCCTGCCTGCACCTATTGCGGCGGAATGTATCGAGTGGGGTTTGAAATATAACCGAGGTAAGGAACTGATTAAGGTATACGGCAACCAAACGGACGGCGGAGAACTTAGAGCCGCGACGGGTCCAGACTATGGCCGAATCTTTGATTGGGAAATCTTAGAACCCATTAAACAATTGGTTGATGCGAGCGGCGGACGTTGGAAAGTGCCGGGCATGATGACGGGAAGCCGTGACGGCATGGCCGTCTATGATCCTGAAATCCCCGTGTCTATGGATACAACTACTTTATTCGCAAGTGATCGCGACGTGTTTGTATTCTTGGTTGATGATCGCAACCCCATCGAAGTTGGAAAGCTTGCCAATGGTGAGCCTGATTTAATGTTCCGCGGGTTCTATGCTTGGAATTCTGAAACGGGCAGTAAGACGGCAGGCATTGCGGCGATGTATCTCCGCGGGGTTTGCATGAATAGAAACCTTTGGGGCGTCGAGAACTTCCACGAAATTAAGATTAGGCACACCAAGTTTGCGCCGGATCGTTTCGCGCAGGAAGCCAGACCGGCATTACAATCGTTTGCCAACGGTGCGACCTCTACATTTGTCGAGGGCGTGATGGCCGCGAAAGCTGCCAAGATTGCAAAAGATGACGACGACCGCTTAGACTTTTTAACCAAGCGGGCCGGATTGTCTGGACGTATGGCGAAAGCCGCAAACGCTCGACACCTTGCCGAAGAGGGCCGACCAGTCGAAACAGTCTGGGACGCCGCGCAGGCGATCACCGCAATTGCTCGGGATATTCCGCACCAAGATGCCCGCATAAAAGTCGAACGCAAAGCCGGTGCACTATTGGAAAAGGTGACCGCATGAGTATTTTAAACAAAGCGCAACGCAAAGCACTGCACCGCAAATGGGTGCAGAATGATCAGGGCCTGACCTATTTAGAATTCAGGCGCACCGTGTCGGCGGGGTTTGATTGCGTGATGGTCCGATGGTCCGGCATGTGGCTCGGGATAGAGCCCGACGGTTATACCCATAGCTAACCTTTAAACCTTACAAACTAGGCCCGCTTGACTGCGGGCTTTTTTATGCCTAAGATATACGCTTTATCGCATACATATATGAGGGCAATCATAATGCTAAAAACAGTCGAATACAGTAGAGCAACAAAAACCCGCGGTATCGCCGTGACCCATAGAGCAGGGGAGCGCGACATATACGGGACGTGTCCAACATCCTGCGAAATGAATTGTTCCGGCAAGGGCTCGCAAACAATAGACCCTGATTACTTCGCCGCATTACTGGACGCCGTGCCCCGTCGCGGGGTGTCTTTTACTTATACCCATTTTGCTTGGCATCTATGGGCGGACCGACCCGACAAAGATAGCACCGGCCAGACTGTCGTTAACTTTTCCGCTAAAACTTTATTAAGCGCCGCCGCGGCGTCGCGAGTAGTTCCGGCGGTCGTCGTTTTACCTGCTACCGAATGGATAAAGGGAAAGTATACAAGCGCCCCTTTATTGGGTGGCACTAATAACCGCGGCGACTTTATCCAGACCGACGCCGTGCGGGTGGTTCGATGCCCCGCAGAATATAAAGAAAACTTTTCTTGCGGCGATTGCGGAAGCGGTTCACCTTTATGCGCACGGGCGGACCGTGATTATATAATCGGATTTACTGCGCATGGTGCGAGCAAAAGAAAAGCGGCGGACCCTGAAACCTCGGGCGGATGTTATGCCGACGGCGGGCACGTTCGGTTGCACTGGGACGCCACCGCAAAGAGTAACCAAGACGACGAGACCGACGCCGACAAACTCCGACGCTTTGCAAAGGGTTTAAAATCCGGCTCTATTATCCGGCACCACGTGGCGGGCGATATTGGCTAGGGCTTTACTTTCTATTATATTATCTTATATACTCCTATACAGCGGCGGGCAAAGCCGCTAAAACTTAACTTTTACGGAGTAATATAAAATGCAAATGAATCTCAGAACGCCCGACCTTGTACTTGATAGAGTGCTAAACCCCACCCAGTCGCCAGACATTGGCAACGCTCGACCCTCCGACATTATAGAGGCTTGCGGGTTGATCCCCGACTTTTTCGCCGATGCTTGCCTAGCCATTACCTATGAAGGCGCGGGCGATACCCTCGACGACTTAGCCGGTGCAATGGATAACCTTTACGGGTGCGGTGGTTTTAACTCTTATCCATACGGCGGGAAGGTTGCCGACAATGGCACCTATATAAGCGAACACGACGACGACCCCGACATGGCCCCGCTTTGTCGCTTTGGATATGAAAGCCGCTTTTTCTGTTATGTATATGAGTACGGCATTACCACCATCAAAGACGCCAAGACCGGCGAAACTAAGACAGCGAGGTTTGACTGATGACTAATTTTATCGAACACAACTACCGCGACGGTGAAAGCTTTGTGTCTTGGTCCTTACTGGATGCGGGCGGGCAACCCGTCCCAGTCGGTGCGGTCCTGACTTCAGACCATCGCACCTTTAAAGCGTCCGGCGGTATGCCGCCAAAACACGAAGCGAGCACGGGCCGCATATACGGCGAATGGTTAGACACTGAGACCGGCGGGGAATACTTCCCGCACGTGTTCGAGTGTCGATGGTTGCGGGTCGATAAAGCGTTAGACCTTCCCGAACCGGTAGCAGTTGCGCCAGTGGTTGCCCCATTAGCACCCGCCGACGTGTTAGCCGGTGCACTGGGTGACATGGTGCGCGAGCTGTTAGCCGTTCACGTTCCCGCATTGGTTCAGTCCACCATTACCGAACTAGCGGAAGCCGGACACTTCCAAGACATGGCGAACAATGGCGACTTTAACGACGCAACCGACGAGGCAATCGACGCCAAGCTCGACGAGGGCGAATACATAAGCGCCCACAACTTCGACCTGTCGGACCACTTCGACATCGACGACTATAGCGACGAGATCCGCGAGGCGTCCAGTGTGGACCTTAAAAGCGATATTGAAAGCGTGATTAGTGACATGTTGCGCGATAATGCGTTGGTGATCCGCTTAGACCGTTAACCCTTCCCCCGTTACACTGGCCCGCCATCGTGCGGGCCTTTTTTTATCCCCAGACTTATCCCCCCCAGGATTGCAGGCAGCCTATCAGTATTTCCGCACCCTCTAGGCCTTACTGGTTACGTTTTAACCAACGTTGGCCCTTTATGAGTGTGGATAACTCCCCCGTCGTGTTAAACAGTTAAACA